ATATTTCCATGAATATCTAACCCTTTCATACCTAAACCTTCAATATGATGTGTTTTGGAACAATTTCCACCATAATCAACGACATCAGGTTTTACGATATAGTTTGCTCCAGGTCCTCTCCTGCTAAATGGTGATGGTTGCATTGCTTTAACAATAGAATCATCTGAATCATAAAGAGCTACTGACCCAACAGTTATAGCTCGTACAGAATCAGCAGGTGAAATAATTCTATCACGTTCACCAATTGATGATTGTGGAGGCCACATTCTTAATGGGGTTGCATTTAGATTCCCACTTGAAACAAAAATTTGTACTTTATATTTATCTTGAATGTAATCCAAGAAAATACCTAAATCTGACATAGAGTCATCACAAACTTTATTCTCGATTCCCAAAGAAAGGTTCCATATCTTTGTTGTACTAGAATATTTTTTCATAACTTCCTCTATAATTTCCATCAATTCATCTTCCATAATACAATCAATCGGTCCAACCGTATTATCCGAATTTGGTATAGCAACAATATCAACAAAAGAAAACCTATGTTTTTCGGTAGTATAAATTTCATTAAGTTCATTACCAAATTGAATAGTAGATGCTATAAATGTTGCATGACTATGATTTTGATATGATAAAATATGCGAAAAAATCAAAATAAAACTTTTTGATTTTAACGATGACTTCGATAATGTACAATTAATGGAGTATGTTTTAAGTAAAATTTCTAAATTAGGATTTGATGATGATTATGAATTAATAACATATGGAGAAAAAATTAAATTTATAAAGGTAAGTGTTAAATCATACAATGATGTTATTAAACTTGCGGAGATAAATGGAGTCAAATCTATTGATTTTTTTCAAGAATATTCACTACCTTCAGCTGATAATGTAAATGCTAATTTTCAAGAGTTAATAGATAGCGATAATTCAACTAGTGATGTTACCATTGGTATTATTGATGGTGGTATAAGTTTTATCAAAATCTCTTTTGCTAGAAATCAAACTTAAATCTTCTGATATTTTTTCATTCACAGTAATAGGTTCTATATCTATAATAGTAGTCATATTTGCCCGAAATTTTTCTGATGGAGGGTTCTGAATTAATTTTAAAGTATCTTCTATACTCTTTTTACTCACCTTAATATAAATTTCGTCCAAATTTTTACTTCCTATAATTGGACAATTACGACAAAAATCATTCGGTTTGTAAGATTTAGCAATAGCCTCTGGTCTAACTGTTATTTTACTAACAGCAGGAACTAATTCACTTTCTTGAAAAACATTTTCATAGTAAGATAAAACATCTTCAAATTTTTCACTTATGCTATTTTGTAATTCTTGTGTTACATTGAGGAACTATTTGCTTTTGAGAATATAATTCCTCAGAATTGCAATACTGAAAGGCAAATATTAAAAACTAAAGCAAAATTTCTAAGAAAATGCAACGAGAAAGTTTTTAGTTTACAAGTAATTGCTGATATATTAGGTAGCTCAAAGACAACTATTTCTAAATTAGTGAAGGAGGCTGAATATAATGGATGAAAACAATTTACCGATTAAATTAGTTTTGCTAATTTGCTAACCTGTGATTCATTTATCACTGCATTGCGTATTGCTTTAAGAATGATTTCTTCTATATTTGCACCACTAAGTCCAGTAAACGCAGTAGCTAGTTCACACTTTTCTTTTTGGGAAAGATTGTGATTACCCTTAGAAAACAAATCTATCATTTCTGTTATTGCGTTTGTATCTGGAAGTTCAATTCTTAATTTATATTCAAATCTACGCCAAACAGCTGTGTCTAATAAATTTTCATGATTTGTTGCAGCCACAAGCAGACTATCACTACTCATTGCATCTACATTTTGCAACAAACTATTTACAACACGCTTCAATTCCCCAAGTTCGTTACTATCATCACGTGCTTTTGCAATTGCATCAAATTCATCTAAAAAAAGAACACAAGGCATTTTTTGTGCAAATTCAAATAGCATACGAATATTTTTTGCTGTTGTACCAAGATATGAAGAAATGAGACTATCTAGTCTAGCAACCACTAAAGGAAGATTAAACTCTCGAGCTATAAAATATGCACACTGTGTTTTTCCACAACCCGGAGGTCCATATAAAAGCAGTGTGTTTGAAACTCCTATTCCAAGGGAATTTAATTTATCAGCATTTTTATAACTTAAAATAAATGATCTTAAATTTTCAGAATTTTGTTTTGACATTATTACATCTATGTTATTATCATCGGGATAAATAATATCAGCCAAAACTGCTCGAGATTCAGAATCAACCGGAGTAGATAGTTCTCTTTTGAGACCCATTGCAGATAAAGAAGTGGTACCTTGTTCTGTTAACAATTTGCTAAATTTATTTGATGCACGTGTCTCATTATCTTCTTCAAGTTTCGTAATTAATCGCTTTGTGTAGTTAATTACCTTAACTTGATCATGTTTTAATGCACCTTCTACTATTTTTCCTATTTCAATAGAGTATTTCATTTTATATACCTCTCTTTTCCTAGTTTATTGTATCAAAACAAACACTAAATGTCAAGAACATTTTATATAAATACAGGAACAAAATCAATATATAAAAAACGAAGATGTCAATATTCGGAACAAATTTATATATTGTGTAGCATTCTAATTATTTAATTTCTAATAGTTAATATTTTTCAACGGAGTGAATATATTTGATTTTAACAATGATTATAATTCCTAAGGTTCAATGTAATAAGACTTACCATTATGCTTATCACTAGAAATAAGCTTGCCGTAATACCAGCCTTTATATTTTCCAGCTTCGATTGTACACACAATTCTGACACGATAATCTCTCTTAGTTGTAGTATTAGTTTCAAACTTATTTTCTTTTGTGTTAAGTCTGTGGAACTTACTACCGGCTTTGAATGTCTTAATCTTGTATGTAGATAGTCCACTAATTGACTTGCAAATATGACTATTTGCAATATAGTAAACTTCATTCTTATACTTTACCTTAGACCAACCAAAACCATCATCAGACATCCAGGTTACTGCTGTACCTCTCTTGATGTTCTTTGCCGGTACACTACTCTTGCCTACTGTGTCACGATATGCTGACTTATATAGTCCTGCATTATGGCTTACTTTAACAGTTTTAGATTCAGTAACCTTATAGCCGTTGGTTAAGTTAGTAGCAACATGGCATTCATCATTAAGTAAGATGTCGCCTTCTAGCAGGTAGTTATCAGATGTAAGGTACTTTCTATCTGTTAATACCTTAAAGCCTGCATCAGCTAAAATTTTACGCATATTACCTGTATATGTACAAGTGATATTCTGCAAAGCCTTGATACCTAGTAGATGACCAGCAGCTTTGATGTTAGCAATAACACCAGCTGAACAGTCGGCATCACATTTTCGGACAATTTTGCTAGGGTTGTAGTTCACTTTTTTAAGTTCGTTATAGTAACTATCTCTATTACTTTGATTGTAGCCGATATGGTTATTATTTGCAGCTTTCCTTGCAAGGTCTGCAATTTTCTTTCTTATCTTTTCGTCTGGGTGACGAAGCACACAGTTCCATGGTCTTGAGTACCAAGGAATAATCCACCATTCTGTACCTGTCTGATCACCGGCTTTACCACCTACAATATGGCCTCTTTCATCTCCACCACTATTGCTAATCATAATTATTTTACCTCCTTATTTGATATAGATACATTTTCCCACTTTTTGTACGCATCCAAGTAATACTCATCTTTATCGCCATTGAATGTTACTTCATAATACATACCGTCACTAACCGTTGTAGATAGTAATGCTTTATGGTTCTGCAAAGTCTTACAGAACCATACTACATACACATCATTTTTAGTAATTTTCTTTTTATCCGTTACATCTACTCTCTTGTTATAGTAGTCTACAACCAACTGCTTACATTCTTCTTGTAAATTCATTACTGTTCCTCGCTTTCATCCACCTCAGGAAGACCTGAAACAGATGTTAAAATTGATAGCACACCAGCAAGAACTGATGCAGATACAACTGCTACCCAATCAACTTCTGTTAGAAGTGCAGTAGCACCGATTGTAGCAACTGCAGTTTGAGCAGTTGTCTTGACTGCTCTTACAGCAGCAGCTTTCCACCACTTTTTCCAATTCCTCATATTCTCACCTCCTTTCTTCTAGGTCGCTAATTCTATGATTAGCAACTTTTATTTCTTCATCAATCACGGATAGCCTTTCTTCAACTTTATAAGTTCGTTCAACTACCGTGTTGTGTTTATCGACCTTTTTTTCAAGCTCTTTTATTCTGTAAGTTGTTAATCTTGTGTTACAGATAATACCAATAATTGAGCCGATACCCGAACCGACTAAGCCAATAAGTGCAGTAATTACATCACTTGACAATCCATATCACTCTCCAATCGTTTTTGGCTCATAGTAGCAATGGGCGTATAAATATTGATAATCTGCTACACTACCACTTGGTACTCTTACTTGTACTTTGCCGTCTGTTCCGATTAGCAATTTGCCTACTATACAATCCGAGCCTGCTAAGGTTTTTGTTAAATAACAAGAAAACATTTGTTCTTCAAGTGGATAATATGGTGATTGAATGTAGGCTATCTCTAACAAGTTACTTGCACTAATTGAAGAAGTGAACTTTAAGCTGAAATCATAGTAACATAAGCCGTTACGATACTGTAGTTTATTTTGTGAATTGTCAAAATCACTAGTAACTTTAGCATTTAGAGTTGGAGTAATTCGACTAATAGAGTCATAGCCATTAATATTAATAAAATGTGTATAACCGTTGAATGTGATTTGTGCGTCCACTACACTACTTAAAGTTGTTGTAAGTTGTGGTGAATTGAAACTACAATTTGTACAACAAATTCTTCTTGCATATGGGTGAATACCTGAGTTGAATTTGAATACTACTGGAGTTACTTCGCTATCATACAAGTGATAGTTATTATAATAAGTACAAGCAACCAATGATAAGTCATAGCTAGTTCGTAACAAATAACCTGTTTCATAAGTGTCACATTGGACACTGCACAAGAGAGCCAAAACCTGCAAAATGTTCAAAAAAGATTGAATTTGCAACCTTACTTGTTAGCCAACCGTGAACTTTATGATAGAAATTTGTACCTCCGTTAAAGATACACTTTTTCATATCAATAATAACAATTTCGTGAAAATGACAGTCAGAAGTTTGATTGTAAATTCCTCGACTGTCAGGCGTGCAGTCACCTATAATTGTGCCGTTTTGACATACAAACGCACCGCCTCTTTGTATCCATATCGCAACCGTTTGACAATTCTTAATCATAAAATTTTCAAATGTGAATTTGTATGAATAAATCAGATTAAGACCACCGGCTTTGTTGTTACAATCAATAATAATGTTTTTTAACAATGTTTTTACATCATTTTTGACATTAGCTGAACCATCAAATGTAATCATATAGTCCATTGTTTTAATCGCTTTCAAAGTTGCCCAGTTAAAGTTAATCAAGCAAATGCTAGTATTAGACAAATTCAACGGACTACTAATGCAATATGTTTTTCCGTTTTGGCACTTAAGCTGCTTGCCGTTTGCAATACAATAATCAATTGCTTTTTGCAAAGCAATCGTATCATCAAATGTACCATTTCCGATTGCGCCAAACTGCTCAGGCGTTGCTTCTGAGAGATCGTGAGTCTGCAAATACTCTGTAATATTGCTATAAGACTTAACGAAGTCAAATTCATTCATTACAACAATATTTGTTATTGACACATTTACATTAGTTATATTCGGCACATAGATTTCATATAAATTTAATGAGCTTGTAACATCAACTTTGGCAACATAAGTGTGCTTGTTGCCGTCTGTGATTGCTCCAATTTTCCCTAAATCTTTGTAACCGTTATCAATTTTAACGCCTAAATTAAAATCGCTATTTGTTTTGTACTCAAAACTTATATAGTAACTACCTTTTTCTGTTACTACCTCACTATTAAAAATCCAGTTTGCTCTAACTGTATTGTCCAAAGATGTTGTAATGCTATAAGTACCATTATCATAATTGCCTTGATTGCTTTGATTTGCTGATGTAAAATAGCCCGTTTGTTTTGTATTAATTTCTTCAATTAGATTTGATTTATTAAAAGTGTTATAAACCGAACCACCTGTGGCTGGTAGGGGAGTAGAGGCAATTAAAGTACCGTTGCCATCATAGAAATTCATTGTATAAGTTTTTTCTTCTTCATTCTCATCTACTTCAACTGTCAAGCCATCAATACCAGCTTTGATTGATAAAGGGTCACCGATTACCTTATCACCTGACATTAATTGCAATGTTCCATCCTCTAAGATAGCATATCCGGTTAGATAGTCTTTATTTTCAATAGCTTTGACTATGTTTTTATAATTGTCAAAAGTAGCAATTTCGCCGTCTAACTTCTTAATCACAAGTTTATTAGTGTCAGTTAAAAAAACCGGCTCACAAGGTTGCAACTTGCTAATATCCAAGTCAGCGCTATTTCCATGCTTTAGAATTAGATTTGCAAAAATTTTAGCCATATATTACTTCCTCCCAATCATCAAAGACATAGTGACCAGTACCATGTCCACCGACATATCTAGCAATCCTATAATATAGTTTTTGCGATTTTAAGCAGTAAAGTGTTTGGTACGGCTCACTGCTACCGTAAACTGTTCTCAAAATAATAGTGTCATCAACAAATGATATAATTTTGTCGGATGTATTTTTTGTGTTTATATAGTCATCAACAACAGTTTCTTCCGATAATGAACCATCTGACACGAATAACTTTATTCCTTTTTCCTTAGGCTCTAAATTGCATTCAAATCTAGAGTATTGTGCAGAATATTGTGCACAATACTCTTCTGCATATTGCTTATTTGTTTCGATCGCATTGTCTATGTATCGTTTATCGTAATAATTTTCTTTCAGATAAGGCAATGTTACTGCTACTTTATTATCAATAGCAATAGCGGTATCTGACGAATCGGCTACTTCGATATAAAAATCCTGCAAAATCTTAACTGGTGAATAATCACTCGCAGGAAAGTAATCAGCATATCCTTTTTCAGCAATGATGATAAAATAGAGAATTTCTTCTGAATTTTCTGCGTTTTTATCTCTAGCATATAGCCCGATTTCATTAATGAAATATCCTTCTTCAAGATTATCATTAGATAATACAGCAGAAAGATTAACTACATTTTTCTGTTCTGGCGAAACCTTCATGGAACTAATGCTAACAGACTGTTTCTGCTCTTTTAGTTCTATAATGTTAGGTGAAATGTCTTCATCAGACCATTCACCTGAACCAAAAACTGCTTTTGTAAATTCAATTTTTGCTTCACCTGAGGTTGCCTTTGTCATTAGTTCTTGGCCTTTGCTTGTAATAATTGAAGCTTTATACTTTGCCATTTTGTCCTCCTTAATAATAATTATTGAAATCTATAGTCAACTCATTAATAGTAGCTAAGTTACCACCAACTAAGTCTGTATTGTTGACTATATCTAATGTGTTACCATCATAAATATTATAGCTGGCACTGCAGCAGTTATATCTAGTAGATACTGATTTTACTGCTTGATAATATTTCAAATTCTTGTTTTTAGAGATTGAAATATTATCAAGAATTGACCTAGCATTTTTAATGTTATTAATAACATTCTTAATCTTGTCTATACTTTCAAGGTTGATGTTATCGCCACTATTAACTCTAATGTAGAAGTGATAAGGTTCTCCACCATACTGATACCATTCCTTCAGTTGAACACCACTATAAATAGCAGATAGCACATCTTCTACTGACTTAGTAGCACCGTTGTACATATACCACAATAATGTGCCTTTAATAATGCTTACTTTCTGCCCTCTGGTTAAGTCTGAACTGTAATATTGAGAACGAAGTTCGACTGCTAGAACATCAAGTAATTCTTCGTCAAGATTGTCAATATTAGAAGTAACAGAAACTCTATCTAGACTATTGTAGAGTTGTTCAATAGCTTTGCTGAGAGCATAGCTTATACATTCACTTTCTACGCTCTGATAAGATTGAGGCAAAATACTGTATAAGTCTGATTGCTTAATATACTGCATTTACTCAACTCCTTTGTAAACAACTGTTTTCTTAACTAGGCTAGCCACATTGCTAGCAGGAACAGTAAAGAATTTGAATGGATCTAATATTTCCACCCTAGAAGCACCGGAATTCATCATTTTTTGAATAAGCAGTGATGGATTAATGTCTTTTGCAATTTTTGAACTCTGTTCAAGCACATAGTCATCAACTGCTTTGGCAACTTTGGCTTTAATGATGCTTTCTTGATTCCTGTTATCAGATGATATGTAATAGTTACAATTAATCTGATAGTTAAGTGTTGTAGCACCTTGAACGATAACTCTATCTGTAAGAGGTTTTACATTACCTTCATCAAAAAATTTTTGTAAAGCTTTTATTTCATCAAAAGTTGGCACTCTACCATTAGTCATTAAAATAGTAATATATACAGTAGCAGAACTATCTGTAAGTATTTCAATGTCTGATATGTCAGAGTTAAATGTTTTTGCGTGATAAATATAAGCATCAGCAGGACCTGCTACTGAATAAGAAGATGGTGCCAAATAAATTCGTTCTGCTAAGCTATCATCACTTTCTATTTCTGCACCACCAACTGAAGTAGATACATTTTCGACCGAATCTATATAAGGAAGCTGATCAACTAATACATTAATCTCGCCCACTAAAAAACCATTCGACTTTTCGCCTGGTTCTGTGCAAGTAAGTTTTGCTTTAACATTTGTAGTTCCTACCGGTACAACTATGTCCTCTGTTGTTGACCAATAGCAAGTAAAATCACCGGTTGACACTCTAGTATCAGCTGGAATTGTTAAAACTTCATTTCTAGCCTGACTCAGATAAAACCTAACATCAACGGTTGATGGCTTGGCTTCCAATCTTTTAACACCTTTCAAAGCACCGATATTATCAAGAAAATTTCCGTAACTATATTTAAGTAGGTTCTGTTTTCCTGCTCTATCTACCAGCTGAAAGGCTTGAAAAATTGGTAAAGCGCAAGCATATAATATTAATCTAATAGGGTTATCAGCTTCAAGCGTTATCTTGCTACCGGTGACTTCTTCATACTTAGATAGATAGTTATTAACCATTGTAGTTTTTAAATCTTCAACGGATAAGCTATCAACAAAGCTTATGTCAGGTAATTCGGGTAATCTGTTACCACTCATAATCTACCTCCTCATCCAATTCATTAATACTGTCTTCTGTTTCTTCTTTTTCTATCAAATGAACTAATGCAAGCGGGTTGAAATTATTATCATTAGTAAATTCTACGCTATCAACAGTAACTTCATTTTCGTATTCATCTACTGCTTCCATCATTGCTACTGAATAAGAATTTTCTGCTGCTATCGTAGGCATATCAACTGCACTATAATCTACACCGTAATCTCTTGCGAATGGCATTGTTCCCTTTGGCGTAGTCAAAAGTTTGGTTAATCTTTCTTTGATTTTTTCATTATTATAATTAATCGAAACATTCATAATCCTATAACCTACCTTGCATATTCAACAAATGTTAAGTTCATAGTCATTTTGCTAACTTTTCCGTTCTTATAAATTACATCCCATGTATCACTCATTTGTGAGACATAGAATTTGTTAGGACTTAATTTTCTGCCACCAATAACTAAATATTCTGTGCTACCATTGTCAATACAAGATTTAATTTTACTTCTCATTTTGATTGGTGATATTCCTAGGCCAGCATCAACTGCTATCGTCATAGTTATCTGCATAGACGAAGGACCAAGGAACTCAGCCTGTGGTCTTCTGTACTGCACACTATGTTCTGACCATCTGCCGGATATAGTTTCGTTTAAATCTGAGAATGTTAAAACTTTTTTGCTTGATACCGAAAAAACTATTTGCTTACCATAATTTCCTATTTTACTCATCTTGAATCAGCTCCACTTTCTTAGCTTTTATTGATAGTTTTCCACTTATTTTGTCATAAGATATATTAGTATCATCGTCAAAATAAAAGCCGAAAACATCTTTATTAAACTTTTTAGGAACTTCATCACCTTGACCTCCCCAAATTTTACCTAATACCAATTTGTTATTGCCGTCAGTAATTACTGCTACAATGTCATCCACATCCGGCATGCTAAAGATAGTACCTAAAGATAATAGTGGTAACTTGTCTGTAGTGTTGTTATCGCTTGTGTGCGAAAAATAAACGCTAACTGTACCTTCGTCATAATTGACTGACGATACTTTTCCAAATTCTAACTTGGCCATTAGTTACCACCTCTTCAATGCACTTAATCTTTGCTGTATTCTTCTTGCTTCAATTTCCATTGTGTAACCACTATCTGCATCATAATTGTGCGTAACTTTATTCACATAATATTTATCGTCTAACGCTCCAAAGCCATATAATCTTATGCAACTTGTAGCAATAATTCGTGTATTGCCAGGAATAGTAAAGGTTACTACTGTCATATTTTTGTTTGCTTCATTAACACTTGCTGCACCTTTAATGTGCCCTTCTTCAACACTGTCACATTGCCCAATATCGTTCATAATTTCAGGTTTGGCAATAAATTTATGCCAATATTTTGTTGTCGAAGTAGTAGTTTTAGTTCTTTTTGATGACGAACTTTTGACTTTTTTCTTAGTCTCAATAGAAAATTTATAGCCGGTGTATTGCATAATGAGTTCTATGTCAGCATTAAAGGACTCATCAATAATCTTGTTTGGTCTGATTATGGCTACGGACTTTTTTGCTTCGTAAGTTGACTCTTCGAAGATAATTAATCTGTTAGAGTATATCTTCATAGCCAATCCATATTCTTGGCATAGACTATATAAATAACTGCAATCAGTAGAACTGCTTTGTTCTGCTGACTTTATTTTTATAGTTTTTGCATGATAATATAATCTAATTTTATATCTCTTACATATTTGCTGAGCGATATTTTTGAGTGTAGTTTTTTTCCAATTTTTAGACCTTAAAGATTTTGCAAATTCAGAATTTTTAGGTGTAGAAATACCTTCAATGCTAAAAGTATTAACAGTACCGCTTGCTCCAAATTTATCAACATTGAATGACCCACAGTTGATATAATTCTGACTACTTGACTTATTTAAATTTTTGGTTCTAATCTTACATTCAAGGCGATCTTGCCTACCTGGATAATGGTCTGAAAGAAACCTGCCATCATCAAACAGTTCAACTGATATTGTGTCGCCTTCTCCAGTAGCAATATCTGTATAAGATAATGACTTAATAAATTTATCAAGCTTATATTTCTTATTAGTATTACTGTTGTGATATAAAACTGATACAGCAGTATTTCTTACTTTGCTATTCATTTTTAACCACCTTCAGTTCGCCAGTCGTAGTCTTCATCATAATTCTCTTCAACTTCTGATTGACTAGTAGGTAATTCAGGCGTATTGACAATAGTGCCAGCTTTAAAAACAAATATATCTAATAACTCAAAATTATTTTGCATTAAAAAATCAGTATATTTTTCGTCACCATAAATTTTGTATGCGATGCTATCCCAAGTATCGCCTTGTATAGTCTTATATATATTCAAAAGCTTTCACCACCTTAAAAAGAACGCCTTTTCTTAGACTTTTCATATTTTTTCATCATTTTTTCAAAATCTGCTTGAGAAATTTCATTCGCTCTTTCAATATCTTTTTGACTTGCAGAACCGTGGATTTCGTAAGTTGGCGAAAAAATAATCGATGAATTATCGCTATTATTGTAGTTTGTAGTACCGGAATTAACTATGTTGCTTGCTTTATCACTAACACTAGGCTTGATATTATTGCTTTGCAACTTTAATTCAGATAACTGCTTAAGCATACCTGGAACATCAATAGATACAGTGGCGTTATTATCGCCTTGACGAAACTTACCATCTAATAATTCTTGTGTTTCATGAGCTGTAAACACATGACTGTCCGGAGCATTAACGATAAGTTCAGGACCATTTTCACCGGCTAGGAAAACATTAGCCGATCTTCTTGTACCTCTTGCATTTTTCTCACCGTTGCCGTTCTTGCTACCGTTAGTATTAGTAACATTAAGAATGCTCTTATCACTGACATAGCAGTTTCTACTGAAGCAGTAACACTATCTTTGCCTGCTGCGATAGCTTCAGCATAAGCGTTAATAGTAGCAGTAGCTTTTTTCTTAGCTTTTTTGGATAAATCCATCTTGTTGATGGTATTTTGCATTGTTTTCTTCATGTTGGCCATCTTCTTAGAGAAGTTGGTATCAAGTTCAGCAGTGCTTTTAGCAGTAGTTTTTTGAGATTTTGTAAGAGTCTTATATTTATCTACTATTTGTTGCAATTCTGTATCAGAAGCACCAGCCATACCGGCTAGAGCCTTTGCACTGTCTTCAGAACCATCATCCATTGAAGCAACCAAGTTTTTGATGCCTTTAATGTTTCTTGATGATACATTCTGAATATTTGCATTGTAATTAGTCCAATAACTAATCTGACTGTCCAGATTATTTTTTATTGTTTCAGTAGATGTAGCAGAAATTTTTCCTACACTGTTCCAAAGCTTATACTGCCCTTGAAAAGAAGTCAGTGCTGAATTATAAGACTTGTCATAACTCTTAGCAAGTTCTTGCATTTGACTTTCGACTGATACCGCAGCTGCTGTAACACCTTGCTGAAGCTTATTGCTTGCATTGACTGCAATGTTGTTGCTTTTAGCATAGGCTTCAGTCATTTTTTGCAAAGCTTCAGCTTGTTCTTTTTGATTCTGCTTAACAGCTTTATTAGCTTCTTGATACTTTTTAAGAGCCTTATTTCTTGCAGTTGTTGCATCTTGTAACAATCCGTGAAGATGAGAAACATTGTTGTTATAATCTTGGTCTAATTGATGATGTCCTTCGACTAATTCATTAAACCCTTTGTTATAAGCGGCATCAGCTTTATACATTGCTTCATTTGCGGCATCTAATTGATCTTTATCTTTAGCTAATTTTTTGGCTTTTCCAGAAGATGCCTCAATTAAACTATTTAAATTTTCTTTAGCCGTTTCATACTGCTTGGTTGCAAATTCTCTATTTAATGCTTTTTGAATAGTATCAGTAGATGAACTAATGTTCTTAGCCACAGAATCATAAGTAAGTCCAAGAGACGGCATTTTTTCATTAAGAACATCAATAATTGATGCCATCTCACTCTGATCACTAGCAGTAAGTTTACTTTGTTTTCCAAGTTGAGATAATCTAGTTACAAGATTTCTAGTAGATTCTTTTTCATCTTCAACCGCTTGCATATTGTCTTCGCAAGTCTTACTAGTTTCCTTGAGTTTTTTTACAAAATCATCCGATTCTTGATAAAGTTCCTTAACACTCTGCTTATTCTGATCATATGAAGTTTTTAACTTATCTACTTTACTCTTAAGCAAAGTTGCCTGAACAGAATTCCTTCCGTACTGTTTGCAAGCTCTATCATATTCTTGTTGAGTTTTTTTGAGTTCTTTACGAGTATTTTCCGAAGTTGCAGATAGCTTATCTTCTGCATCTTTTGCTTTACCGATTTTTGCTGCAACAAATGTCGCTACACCCGCAAGTGCAGAAAGTGCTAATGTTACCCAACCGATAGGACCTGACAAAGACTTAGTAACCGTATTAAATATCTTTACTGCAGTTGTTGCAGTAGTAACCACGGCGATTACTGTTCCCATAGCAGTAACAAATACAGTAATATTTTGTACTGTCTCCGGATTTTGTTCTACAAATTCCTGCAACCATTCTAAGACTTCTGAACCTTTATCATATAGTTCTTCAAGTGCTGGAGAAATGTTCTCACCGATTGCTATTTTAAGATTTTCAGCAGAATTTTTAAATTTTTGCTCAGCAAATTCAGCAGTATTGGTCATCTTACTATATGCTTCATCAGTTAAACCTGCTGACTGTTGCATAGCTGTTAGTGTATCATTAAATTCATTAGCACCGGAATTAAATAACGATAGAGCAGTAGTTGCAGCCCTGGAATTGCTCCATAAATTTCTAAAATCTGTTGAGTTTCCGTTGACAGAATCACTTAATATCTTAATTACATCGCCTAGAGATTTTCCTGAACTCATAAGTTCAGCGAATGTCTTACCGGTCTTATCCTGAAGTGTATCTGCAACCTTTGAACCTGTCTTACCTAGTTCATTTAACATACCTTTAAGCCCGGTACCTGCATTAGCAGTAGCAATACCATTCTTAGTTAGCTGAGCATATGCAGCAGATACATTGGCCATATTAGTCTTATACGCAGCTGCGATTGGTATTACCTGACCTAGACTTTGTGATAATTCATCTACTGTTGTTTTACCTAAATTTTGAGTTTTTAAAAGCATGTCAGAAATCTTACTTGTCTGATTTGCTTCTAAGCCATAAGCATTTAGTACAGTAGTAAGAGTGTCAACTGCATTTGCCGTTTCAGTGTAACCGGCAACCGCGAGCTTATTGGCATCTTTAGTGAAACTAACTGCATCAGCAGTTTTAACTGATGCAGAAATTGCTTGATATGTTGATTCAGATAAGTCTGCAACAGATTTACCGGTTTCTTGAGATAATTTTGAAATCTGATTTTTAATATCAGACATAGAAATTTCACTATTATCCGCAATAGTACTTACTTTAGCAAGTGCAGTTTCATATTTATCTGCCGCCTTTGCACAATCAATAAACGCACTTGCGGTTTCTTTCAACGCGACAGCTATTCCAGCATTGACAAGTAAGTCTTGAACACCACCAAGAGATTTTTCAACCTGAGTCCCGAAGCTGGTTCCACTCTTACCTGCTGTTGTGAAATCTTTCCCAACATTTCTAGAATTATTCATCATTTTGCCCATCTGCTTATTTGCAGCAGATACGGTACTGTTAAATGATGAGTCTATTTTACCTGAAATCTTAATTGCGATTTCATTATTATTCTTTGACAATGTTGTTCACTTCCTCAATTATTTCATTCAACTCTGTTAATGTAATCTCAAAAAAATATCCCATATCGGTATAAGTAAATCTGGCTAAATAAATAGCAATCCTAGTTAATTGTTTTAAATCCTTTGAGTTTTTGAAACCTAGATTAGCAAAAAATTTCTTGTGTACACTTCTAAGGCAGTCCAATCTTTTGCTTTTAGTGACTCAAAAAGTTCGATAGGCTTTGAAGTTGCTCTTGCCAGAACCATTTGCAAATAGAGTACATCAAATTCCTTAGTAATCGCCGGATTAAACTGTTTTTGTCTATATTGAGTGTCAAGTTCTCTCATATCCTTACCGGTTAAGTCTTCTAAGCCGGATAAATCAATTTCTTTGATTTCTTTGCCTTCAAATGTAATAGGTCTTTTTAGTTCATAAATTCCTTTGTTAGCCATAATTTTCATTCTCCTTTTTACGAAAATATAAAAATTTTAGGCACCTTTCTAGTGAAAGATGCCTTATTTTTTAACACTGTTTTGTGATTTTACTGATTTGGTCTGAACCATTAAGTTCGTATACACAATTAAGCTTATCAAGCTTAACAAGTGTTTTGTTATTGGCAGTAATATGGAGATAATTGACTTCGATACCAAGAGATGATTCCATCGTATCTGCAACTTTATATCTGCCTGCTGCAATCTTCTTAAGATAGCCCTTAACAGAAACTCTTGCCGGCTGGAATTCGATATTACCGGTAGAACTGTTAGTTACCTGAAGTGAGCCTCTTAAAATGATATAAACCATTTTGCCGACAGCCATAACGGAACTGTTACCTTCAGTAAGGTTTTTAAATGGAAGGTCAAGCTCCAAAGAGTCAAAATGACCTAGAACTGGAACATCAATGGAACCTAACATACCGGCACCGGTTAAACTAGATGTAACAGAAGTTAAATCAGGAAGTGTAACTTCATCACCAACGCCAATTAACTTTTCGCTGTTGTTACCGTTATAAACATTAAAATTATTAAGTACCTGAGGAATTAACATTACTTATTACCTCCAATCTCTTCTGATAATGCATTCTTTAGTAACTCTGTATCAAAGTCGAATGTATTAGTAATTGACTCGGCTGGAGTAAATGGTGCTAAATGCTGACGAATAGCAATCTTACCTTCGATAAGATCAGGAACACCATTTTCATCAATGGAATAATCAACATACGCACCGGCACACTTACCATCAGCGACTAGAGAGCTACAAAATACATTTTCTGATTCAACAAGTGTTTCGATAATTCTGTAATTTGCAGAACTATCAACTTTGGAAATGTATTCGTTGATAAATCGATTTTCCATCCAAGTGAAAAATCTTCTGCAAGCAATCCAACGATTCTTAGGGTCGGTGCTGATTGGATAAATAGCTGTATTATTACCCCAAGTTTTCCAGCCATTAAAATTAATTGCTGTAACAATACCTACTGCATTTAGTGTATTAGCTTGTGTAACATCTAAAATAATTTCCTTGCCTTCTGAATCGCAAAGACCAGAAATTGGAATTGACTTATTTGATGGTGACATACTTGGAACATCATCATTTTGAATGTCATTATAAAGCATACATGCAGCAATAATTGTTGACATATTATAAGCTACATCATCAACAGTAGCCTTTGGCCATACTGCTATAGCATGTTCTGAAATAATCGTATTGTCCTTTTTGACTTTTTCACAGTCTGAATACTTCTTGGCTTTTGAAGTGTCAATATCAATAATAGTTTCACATTTAAAAATGCCATTAATTTCTTCACATTTCGCCTGAAGTACAGCAGCGACCTTACTACTGGTATAACCAGGTGAAAGAATTATTGAAATATATTGTGAAAATGTCGGATAAACATCTCTAATAACTTCAATACCTTTATTGATACCGATTTCGCTATCGTAACCACCGATAATGTCATCTTCTGCTACCTTTGAAGTATCAATTTTTTTCGCAGTAACTTTTACACTAGAAGGAATTTCACCATTTTTGATAAATGTGATGATTGTATTGCCGTCATCATCAAATGACAGAATATAATCTGTATCAGCAACAAGTGGAGTTGTATCGTTTTTTACAACAACTGATTTCAAGAGTACACCTTGTTCAGTAAGAACAGCTTGCTTATTAGTTACTGTTAATGTTTTTTCGGCAATATCTGTTACATGCTTTTCGGGATCTAGTACATTGATAAATACCACCGGTGCAACATTAAACAGATTAAAATAAACTGAAATAGCTTCTGAAATGTTAAATTTTGAAAAATCAGATGATGAGCCAAGCTTTTCAATTGCATCTTTATAAGACGAACATAAAATCGGCTTATTGGTTACGCTGTAAGGGTCTTTTGCTGTATTAATTGGAGCAACACCGATAACAACATGTAAGCCTGATGAACTTTGATTAATGTTAACAACTTCTGTTGCTTTTTCGTTCACTACAATACCATGGTTATATGCCATTAATAATCACCTTCCTTGATTTTTTTGTAGGCAACATAATAGCTACCTTCTTCTTTTTTTATACTGCTATAAGCATTTTTTAATTCTTCAACATCAACTAGCAGAGATTTTACAATCGGATGTTCTTCAAAAAAAGAATTAAAAGGCTCTGGAACTATATTGATGAACACTACGCCTTTATTAATTTTTCCTTTGATAGTTGGTCCGATATAGCAAAATGTTTTGTTTTTCTTTTCTTCTGCTACTTCTTTAGTTTTAGTTTTTGATGATGTTGAAGGTGTCTTTTTTTCATCACTCATGAATAAAGGTCCTTTCTTATAACTTTTGGCATTGCGAATGACATTTCTACTCCTGCAAAATAATAAGGATAAGTATCTTCTTCAGCAAGTGTCCACTTTAGCGGATAACTTTCTGAAGTTAGCCTGTTGTACTTACATTTTAACAATGGAAATTCTTCAAAATGATTTTTAATTTTTTCGATGACATTCATTAAATCTGAATATCCTTGATTTTGAATATTATCGTCATATATTCCAACCAACAATAAAACTCTTACCACTTCTGCTTTACTTGGAGCAGTAGTTCCACCGTCAACGGTGCGAACTACTATGTAAGGAAACGGTTCCGGTTCTTCTTCTGATGATGGGATCGGCAATGCTTGCTTATATACTGAAATAGTCTTCAGTTTATCATCTATCGTTTTAAATTTAGCCTCAGTAAATAAATCTTGAAGTTCTGAAACTAAATCATCAACAAAGGTTTCAATTACCATAATTAATTACCTTTTTCGACTTTCTCTTTCGATAACTTTTTGTAAATTGATTTGAACTTGCTTGTCAAATAAATCTTGAATTTGGTCTTTGACTTCGTTAAAAACTAATTCTTCATTACCAACCATTCTAGGAATACTAGTTGAATATAATACTCTAATTGGTAATCTTTTTTTAGTTTTTCTTTGTGCGACAGAAACATGACCACTTTTAAATTCAGCGACAAAGGCTTTAATTCCTTTGTATTCCAACTTCTTCATTGGACTTGACGAATAAACCTTCGCTTTAGTTGTTGAGCCCTTTCGCTGAACTGTTGAAGGCTTCGCCGGTGAAACCTTGAATGATTTAAGTTCCAGTGGTTTGCCTTTAGCGATGACAGTCGCTTCTAGCTTATAGTTAGTTGCCTTTTTAATCGTCGTCGCTTTATTCATGTTGCAGATTTAATCAGAATACTGATGTTTATAAAAAGCAAAAACTGATTTATGTGTCTGAACAGCAGTTCGGATCGCTTCCTTCTATTGGC